AGATTTATTAAACTAAGAAACAAAAAAATAGTCAATATAAAGAAAAAAAGTCATCCAAAGATGACTTCAATTTCTAAATGGCGGTCCAGATGGGACTCGAACCCACGATCTCCTCCGTGACAGGGAGGCATGTTAACCACTACACCACTGGACCAATATTTAATTTTAAATGGAGCAGATGAGGGGATTATATAAATACATCATATCTATTGATATTTGATGTTATTTACATCATTATCTGCGTATTTTGATAACACTTTGTTGTTCTGTACCCCAAAATGTACCTCACTGCTTCACGCAAGAAAGATAATACAGTATAAACTGTATTATGTCAATCTTTTTTATAAATTTTATTTTTTATAAATTTCATCCTTAAACAAATCTTCCATAAGGTGAAGCATTGATGCCTTTAGAGTTTAATACACCAGCTTTCATCCAACGACGTTCACCTGTTGATGCACTAATCCAACTGATCCATACGAATCCTTCACGTTTAACGTAACCATCATAACGTACAGACGTACTTGGCGCATAAATCAAACCGGTATCCACACCACTTTCTGTAGGCGCCTTACGAATTTTAAGATTACAATTTGGATAGAATGTAGCATTTTCTCTAATAAAATCAGAAGGAATATAGTTTAATACAGTTTGAACTGTTTGAGCACTTCCTCCAGGAACATGTGGATCAGAGTCAATTGCTGTATCATTTGTCCAACCAATTGCTACACCATTGCGATCAACACGATACGGATACTTGGCACCTTTGATAACTCTACCGATTGTCCCACTCCAGTCTCCAGTGTATACACTAGATGTTCCATAGCAGTTTACACTCAATGTATTAGTGCAAATTGGTAATCCTGTTGAATATTTTTCACCACTTGGAGCGTTTGGAGTACTTGGTGCTACAGTTTGACCATCTAATCTAGCATTTACTTCTTGCGCTAATTGATTCATTTTCGAATGTAAATAAGGACCTGGACAAGATGTTGCTGCGAACATTCTATGTTCAGTTAAGCTGCCATTCGCATTACCAGTGTAATTCAATCTGAATCCGTATCGTTTACATACATCCACACATAGATTTACTAATGCATTCCAAGCTTTTGATGAGATCGTCCATGTATTCGTGTTATCATTCGCAATTTCAATTGTGATAGCTTGGCAATCGTTGTAGTAGTTGCTTGAAGTCCATGCACGATTCTCTTCGTCAACATTCGCAACGATCGTACCATCTGAGCCGATGCAATAGTTTGCACTAGCCATTCTTCCACTTACTTGAAATGATTGAGCACATCGTTCTGCACTCCATGTGCAAGCCATGTGATGAGGTGTGATTTTACAGACCTTGTAACCACCTCTACCACGCATATAGTTATCTGCGCTAGCAGGAATATATTTATTCGTTAAGCCTGAGTATGACATTCTTCTTCACCTTCTTCTTTTCCGTTCGACAGTTCTTTTTTTGCTTCTTCTGGTAAATCTTCAAATTTTACTTCTTTTTCTTTATCACTCATTATTATTCCTCCTCTGGTACACTAATTTCAGGCAATCCACCAATACTAGTTAATAACGAAACAACACCCGACAAAACCGCAGACGAAATTACAACTCGCCAATCAACGGCTTCCAATAATGCAGATGCTCCAATGACTCCTACTGCTGTCTGAGCAATTGTTTTTAATGCTCTAATACTTGCGTAATAGCCATATTGAACCCACCATTCTTTACTATATTTTTTCATTTACAAATACCTCCTATCCTAATAATAGTATTTAAATCATTTGTACACTGTACAAAATAAAAGACCGTATTTAACGGCCTTATTGATACATATTAAACATGTCTCGTATATGTGTCTTAATCATTGTTTTTTCTTCATCTGAATCAACGCATTCATGAATCATAGTTACGATTTGTTGCATACATTTCATAGTCTTATCTAATTCACGATGAGACTTTTCTAAATCCATATCACCTTTTGTACGCCCATATTCTTCTTTAAACGCTTTATATTTTTTCAAATGTTCTGCAAGCTTATAAACAATATCTTCTGTTTCTGGATCATGAATATTATATCCATCATTATCTTCTTTTAATCTTGCAACAGTTGAAACTCCATCTTTTCCTATCTCAATTTGATATTTATTTCTCATTGCTTCTATCGTTTCAATGTCTTTAATATTATCCAAAGCTTGAGACAATGCATGAAAATAAGATTCTGAATAACCATGTTTCTCTAACATATTTGCTGACTCATGCATTATCTTCTCATTAACTTCCATTGCTTTGTGCATATTTTTCACCTACGCAATCTTCTTAATAATGATGTTTGCATTTTGAACAGATAAATCCAAACCACTGTTATTTCCTAGTGTAATTGTATAAGATGCGCCACATGGAACTTGAATCAAAGTGTCTCCACTTACATTTCCGTATGCATTTGCAGTTGCAACAGTATAAATAGATTGTGTTCCTCCAATTACTTCTCCATTTAGTTCAAGCACTAGAGAAGCTTGTCCTGCCGCTGCACTCGTAATATCCGCAGTATAAGTTACTTCATAGATACCTTGTTTTGTTAGTGTAAACAATCCACTTCCTAGATCGTGTGCCAACCATCCTTTACATGGACACTGGCATGATTTTGATCTTACACGATCTGTAGGAAACAAAACATTATTTGAATTATCGACTGTCTGAACAGCCGTAGCAATACTATTAATCATTTCTTTTATCCTCCTATTAAAATAGGGATAGCCTTTTGACTATCCCGTTAAATCCAAAGGCAATTGCCTAATCACATATGTGCTAGATTATAAGTTGTTGTAGCCATTACATCCACATCCGTTGTTATAAGCGTAATATGGTGAACATGTAATGTAAGCTGGTTTTGGTGTTGGTTGCAAAGTATTAATGATGTTTGCGGACTGTGCCTGTTGACTTAATTGGAAATTAGCCGTCAATAATTCACGGTCACGATCAGCTAAACGATCACGTAATTCTTGCATTGTGTTAGCATTGATCAACGCACGTGTTGCTTCACCTTCTGAATGAATTGCTGTTGTAATGTCACAAGTGTTTTTGAAACTTTGAGCATTTACATTATCAATTGCACGTTGAGTGTTGCAGCAACATTCTTGTTGCTGAGCTTGCAAGTTTTGAAGGCCTAACTGATTAGTATAGCGACTTTCTAATACATCACGTTGAGTTTGACAACCTGTTTGAGATACATTTGTGTTTGTGTTAAAAATGTCTCGTTTAATGAATTCTTCATTTAATAAAGAATCATTTGCTAGGTTTCCGTTGCCATATCCTCCATATCCTCCGTATCCAAATAATACGAAGATTAACAAGATCCAAATCCACCAACCTCCGCCGTTTCCAAAGCCGTCATCTCTTTCAGCTAAGTTGTAAGTTGGTTGAATTCCCATTCCATTTTCCATCATATATGTTCTCCTTTCTTTCTATAATAACGGTTTATCCGTTGTTACCTGATTCCAAACTGTTTTGCCATTTGTTCCAGTTGTTGCTTTTGTTGTGGATTTAAATTACCCATCATCTGATTTAAAATCATTTGTGGATTTTGGCCACTGTTCATAAGCATTTGAAATTGTTGAAATGCTTGTGGATTTTTCTGTGATAGCATATTCATTAACATTTGTTGGGGATTTCCCATATTCATCATATTCATTGGATTCATATTTCCCATAATACTTTTTAAAGGATTCATTTTGTTTGTGCTCCTTTCTTTGTTTGCTCATTAGCTTGTTTTGGTGGTTTGCTTAATGCACATATCAAATCATCTAATTTCTTTTCGATTCCATTTACACGATTTTCTATACTGTTAGAAGCATCTTCTGTGATTTCTTCAAATTTAAATTTTTTAAATGTTCCATCTAAAGATTTCATATAAAAAATAGATTTATTGTTATCAAATAAAATCGTTGGTAAATTTGCATTCGCAAAGTTTCTAGCTTCCTGTTCGTCATTCACCCATTTTCCATTAAAATCAAAATTACTTTGTTGTTGTGGTGTAATCTGATTATTAATATTGATAGGTGGAATATTTGCATACTGTTGTACTTGCTGAATTTGTTGATCTATCATTTGTCTTTGTTGCATCAAACTGTCAATTCGTGCTTGTGCTGGATTATAATTGTTATACATTTCAACCACCTCTTTACGCTTTAATTATATGGTTACGTAATAAAAAATTTAATACTCGAATAATACTCATAAAATACCCAAAATAAAATGAGCAACCATTATAGATTGCTCACATATTTATCGAACATTTTTCTTGCTTTGCATACTCTGTTCCTTATGGTTTGTACTTCCACACATAATGCATCTGCAATTTCTGTACATGACATATCATATACGTATCTCATAATCAAAACCTGTTCATATTTCTTTCTTAATCCAACAGATTTGATAAGTATTAATGCATCATTAGGACGTATCTCTTTTAATCTGTTAGCTTTGTTAATATAAACCACCGCCTTAATTAAATTCGTTGGTTTGAATTAGCTTCGCAAGAACAATTATTCACATGATCATCTTTCCAATAACCACGACAAACAATAGTAGAATAAAGAACAATAATTACTAGGATTAAAACTGTAATAATCGTCCTACTCGTTTTGTAGTTTCTATCAATTAATTTTGAGCAAAAACAATAAACGTTATCTACTTTTTCTTCTACGTTCTGAAGTTTCTTGTTTGCATCTTTAATATCCATTTTTATTACGATCCTCCAACGCTTCTACACGTTTAAACAAAGTAGTTATTTGTTCTTTTATTTGAGAAAGCTCCACTTCCATTGAATTGCTTCCTTTTTTTATTTCTGAAATTGAATCTTTAATATCACTTAAATCCGATTTAATATGTTCTAATTCATTCTTCAAAAATGCCATATTGGATATTTGCTCTCCATCCATCTTGCGTGTTCCACGATTATACGTAATAAATGCGATTACAAGCATGCATGCAGAAATAATAACACTAAGATATTCACCATTCATATTCGTTTTCCTTTCAAGTTTTCATCCTATTTAAATGCAATAATTCACTTAATTATCATATTTCTAGACTATAAATATCTTTAACTGCTACATCCATTAATTCATTGTATTGTTCTTCTGTGATTCTTCCACATGCAAAGAATACATCAATTTTGTTTTTCAAATCCTCAGTCAGTCCGTTTCTTTCTTTTAATTTTAACAAAGTTTTAAATAACATCTTCTATACCTCCAATTCTGTTAATGTTACTGCGTATTCTGAATTTACATAAGCTTCTGCGGATTGTAAATCCATATCATAGATATAATCACGGTCATCGTTTAATTGTTGCTTCACGTAATTCCAACCGTTAGCTAAAGAGATAGGATAGTTAAATACTGCGTACCCGTCTAACTGCTCCGAATTAACACTGATGTTTGTTACAGGATAATATGTTGATAATTCCGAATTTTTTTCTAGCAAATCATTATATACCGGGTTAATTTGATACATGATTGTTACATTATTATTTCTGAAAAACTCTTTATACTCATCCACTGTTTTGCAACCAGTTATGGTAATCCCTATATAATTTGCCCTTTCATTTATAGAAATTCCTTGGATGCCTTTATCAACTACATTACTCCAGCTTCCTTGCATCAAATGTGAACACATAATATTTCCGATTTCTCCTGCGGTTGATGGTTTTACAATCCTATTATCTATAATGTAGCAAGAGCCTTTCCCTAATATTTGGTCTTCTATTTCATCAGGGGAAATTTGTCTCGAAAGAGTATATCCAACTCGTTTATTTTTTTCTACATCCACATAATCTGCAATATACTGTTTCCCATTGATTGTGATGTTACCACCACTTGAGACCGGAATTGCATTTAGTGTGATAGGTAAAGCAATTGATTGTTCTTTGTACGGTTCATATTCACTAGCTTGTGTTCCGTATTCAATTTGTAAATCATCAAATATTGTATTCGGTGCAGATACTCTTATATATTCGGATTTGCTTATGTGAAATGAACTAATGTCTAAAACATTAGGATTTGATAAAGTCTGAATGATTATGTTTTGAATCCATTTCTTTTCAGAATCATAAAATCCTAGTCTAAATGCAAATGCATAATTGCTTGTTTTATCAAACGATTTTGATTGAACTACAATATTCTTCTTCATCCTTATAAAGTCCGTAACTCCGTACAATTTGATACTAGAGTCTGCAATATCACCATTCGTGTTATTAATATATCCATTTTCATGGATTTTCCATAAATTCTTACCAATAACCTTGATAGTTGGATTCACAACATTCTTTATTTGTACAGGATTACTTGGACTAGGTTCTCCATCTTGTTTAGATTTACCATAAATCTTTAAATCTTGAATCAATCCTTTATCAGAATCGGCAAGATGAGTTTCGCCCTGATTCGATGCATAGAATTTAGTAATCTTTTTGTCTGCTAATTCAGAAATAGCTTTTGTGTTCTGAGAAATTGCGTCTGTACTTTCTTTCAAACCATCTGCAATTTGTGTTGCATTGGTTTCGGATAATTTTGCATTCTCCTCAGATTCTTTTGCTTTTGTAGCTGATGCACTTGCTTCTGTTGCCTTAGATGTTGCAATATCCGCACTTGTACTTGCACTTGTAGCACTCTCTTGTGCACTTGTAGCACTCTGACTTGCATTTGTAGCACTCTTTTGTGCACTTGTAGCACTCTGACTTGCATTTGTAGCACTCTCTTGTGCACTTGTAGCACTCTGACTTGCATTTGTAGCACTCTCTTGTGCATTTGTAGCACTAGCTTGAGCATCAGATGCGTTCTGTGCAATTTGACTAGCTAAGTTTCTATATTCCTCTGTCACATCACCAGGTTCTCCTTTTGGACCTTGAGGGCCGATATATTTTCCATCAGCTAAATCTTTTTCAATATTCTTCTTTAAAGTGATCAAATCATCATAGACAATTTGTAATTCTCTAGGCAATTCTTGTTCATTAAGTGCTTTTGCATTAATTTGATTTTCGTTAACATAAGCATTGATTGTATCAGATACAAATATAGTGTTCGAGCTTTCAAGTTGATCAGTTATCTTTTCATCTGTAACAACAACATTCATTTGATAGAATCCACGTTTCCAAGTTAAAACATATTCAATTTTAAATTCTCCATCATCAATGCTATATGGCCACGTATGCGCTTTTCGCGATACTAATAAATAGATATTCCCGTTTGGCCATTTTTCTTTCAATTCAGATAAGTCAAAAGCAATTGCATTTACTCCACTTTCATATTGATTGCCAATCGTTATCTGTGTCTCGCTTACTTTTCTATTTAGATATACTTTTATCATGATTCCTCCTTATAAGGTATTGCTTGATGCCATTCCAAACCATCATATGCGCTTAACCTAACAAGACTATAAGTATCTCTACTGCCTACACCGGAAGAATATGTGCTTATTTCACTATCTAGTTTTGGTTTATTCATTCTTCCAAGCGCCATAGAATACCCACGTTTCCACATTCTATCAACAAACACCCACGCTTCCATATAAGTGAATGTTGTGTTAAATCTAAAATTAAACGGTTTGCTTGTTCGTCCAAGTGTATCTTCTACTGTTACTTCAAAATATAATTCCAAGTTTTTTTTCAGATTATTATACGTTGTGCTTGTTCCTTCATCTGTTTTGTAAGAACCACGTTCTCCCCACGTACTAGATTTTACATGAGCATCATCTGTAGTGTGCACAGTAAGTGTTACGTTGTCATAATCTGAATCAACTTCTGTTATCACAAAATCAACACTTTCAATACTTATTTCAGGATAATTCTCTAGTGTGGTTACAGTTAATATTTTTTGACTTACATACGATCCACTTAAATCGGCTTTCCATACCTCAACATGATATTCATATTGTGTATTTTGCGTTAATCCATCAATAGTAATAGATCCATTTAAATTGTTTGTAATAAATTCATCTTTAGTTTTTGACCATGCTCTTAAACAATATAAATTGTATGGATTGCTTGTTAATTTTCCATTAACAACCAACGATTCTACATCAACATCAGATACTGATGCATCAAATTCAGCTGCTGAAATCAAAGGCGTTGTTACACTAGCCGTTCCGCTTAAATTTGGCCATCCACTTATACTACAATTGTATTTGAATGTCCATTGTCTATAACAACCCATATCTTCATTTATTTCGCCAGGGATACCTATCCACCCTGTATCTGTAGTCCAATAGCCATAATTCATATATCCTGACCATGTTAATCCACCAAATTTAACGGTATTAGACGCTTGAATAGCAAATTTACCTGTAATTCTAAAACATACGTTTGCTTTGTATCTTAAGTTAGGATAAGAGCCTTCATATCGTTCGTTATACACATTAAACGTAATACGCAAATATTGGCCATAATCTAAATTAGCTACATCAGAATATGCAGATATATCGGAATCTTCCGCTGGCATTTGTGAATCATCTTCGATAATTGACGGATTGTCTAGCAAGACATCAAGATCTAAATCGGTTTCGTTATAATCTAATTCACATACAACTCCCATAATCTACTCCTTGTATTTGATATAAATATCACCTGGCTTGTCCGTTGATAAAACAGTAGGATCACTTGTTCCATAACGCACATTTACAGTCAATTTTAACTGTTCTTGAAATTGACTAATATAATCTTCTAAAACTTTGATGTATTCTCTTTGTTTTGCCATTAATTCAATAGCATTTCTAAATTCTTCTTTAGATTCCAATTTAAATGATGTTGCAATATTTTCAATTACATTAATTTTAATAGGAAAAGACGTTACGAATTCACCACTCATAAGAACATTGATTTGGCATTGTACTATGCCAACCTCAGCAATAATCTGTTGGAATATTTTTGAATCTGAAAATTTAATTTCGTAAGCATTCGAATTTTGAAATCTAGATACAGATGCAGCATCCATACTAATCATTAATCCACTAGGCTTTGTTGCCCATAACGTAGCGGTTAAGCTATCATCAATATACGCTAATTCGTCCGTAATAATATCGTCACTGACGAATACATCCAATCCTCGTCCTGTATCACCTTGTACCATTTCAACTATAGGTACAGATGTTTGCTTAGTTAAGCTTACATTTAAATTTGAATACACAATTGCCATGTTATACCTCCGTTTCCAATATAAGAGTAAGTTCATCTGGAATTTCTTTGATTAAATCATATGTCATTTTATTTAAATAAAATTTTTCTCTTTTACCTGAATTATTTGTATCTACATAAATAACATCATTCAATTTTAATTGATTTGCATTAGGAATGTTTGATCCAAATAATTTTTCAAATTTTATAGTTGTTTCCGTATCCGAATTTTGCAATTCATTTTTTAAATCTTTGCCAGCAATATATCTTAAATATGCTTGTAAATTAGATTCATTTTTAAATACGCCAAACATATATTTTGTAGCCGACGAATCATCAGCCATTAATTTAACATCCGCATACTCTTTCACTTCAATGCGGTGTATTTCATTCTCATCCCATTTACTAGATTTAACTATCTCGTTATTTGGCAAAATTCTTCCATTGTATGCCTTTGGAATTATTCCAGTAACAACATTTTCCATAGATACTTTTTTTGTGTAGTCAACAATTTCTTTATAACCAACATAAAACTCTTTAGGTTTTAATGTTGGTTTATAACTATCAGGTTTACCAAAATAACAATCATAATTATCAAACATCGCAACATATCTACGTTCTTCACATTCAGGCCATCTGTTCATCATTGAATTTTCTTCACTCCCAAACAAACATTGAATCAAATTATAGCGAACCCAATAGGCTGTCTGTGTTGATTCCTTATCTTCAAATTGCCAGCAAAGACTAGATGATAGATTATCAATTCCATGCGCGAATAATTGTATTTTTGTACCTGCTACTAATGCACTACCATCGCCTCCTGGCCACCAATTGTAGTTTTTGTTAGTTGGTCTAACAATTTTATATCCTTTGGCTTCAGGACTGTATATAAGTCCCCAATAATCCTCCCAATACATATTTGTATTTGATGGATCATTTCTAAGCCAATATGTTTCAATTTTAGAATAATTCCTGTCTACATAATCCTCAGCACATACCCATCTGCATGAAGTCATTGACATAAAAGACCAAATTTCAAAAATATCATTAATTCCATATGGATGTTCTTTCAAAATAAACGTTTGAGCCGGGCTATAATTAGTTGTATACATTTGTAATTGTGTAGCTATATCCTCGTTTGATGATGGAACATCTACACACAAATCCGTTTTATAAGCATTGTGAATATATACTTCTCTACCATCTTCTGGCTTTATATTTTTGTAATCTTCGTACCACCTATCCCCATAAACATGATACGGATATTTAGATTTTGATTTTTCGATAATATCATTGGCAGTTTTAATAGCACCATCCCACGTTGATTTCACTGTACGATCATCAAATACAAATATTTCTTTTTGAGAGTCAAAGAATATATGCGTTGCATAACATACATAAGTATCAGAAATTCCATTTTCTTTAAAATCAACTATTCTAAATAATTGCCCTTTTTCAAAGTTTAAATCAACTTTAAAAACAGATTCTTCTGAAATATCCATTCCCAATAATTCACTCTTTGGAAATTCAATTTCCACATACCAGATTGAGTTTCTTTCAAAAATTGCTTTTGCTCTTTTACAGTTTTTAAGAACAACATCTCCATTTCGTTCAATCATTTGTTGATATGTTGTATTCTTTTTAGACAAAAATAAATGTATCATTATCAAATCTCCTTAAAGTTTCTGAATATTTCAGCACGAATTAAGCCAATTTCTGTATTGATAACTATGTCGTTTGATCCATATTCAATTTTTAAATCTTCAAATGATCCTTCTGTTTTTAATGTCGTATATTCGAAATATCCATTTTCATAAACAGTTTTCATATATGCATTTTCAGAATTTATTTCTATGTATTTAACCACCAATTCATTGTTATCGCTAACAGTTTTTCTTTCAAAAGGATTGTGAATCTTAAAACTATGGTTATTGTTTTCGAAGTAAATTGAAATCCACCCTGTTTTTTCTGATGTATTGTAGAACTTATATGTAGGATAAGCCGGCTCATAAAGATTCATGATTGTCGTTGGATTTAATGATTCCATTTGCATTGGCCTAGCGTATTTATCAATATATCTATATCCATCAACAGTAAATTTGATAGTCAATGAAAACATGAAACCATGCCATCTTTCTGAAATGTTATATTCTATGTTCTTCACTTTCCAAAAATGGTCAGAATCTTCATCTGGGAATTTTAATAATCCTTTTCCACCTGCAAAATATTTTTTAATATCGTACAATCTTTCATTAGCTTCTTTTTTGTTTTTAACTACAAAATTACAAGGAACCTCAATCGTTTTATCTTTAAGAACACCAGTGTGACGGTACGATGTTGTACCGTCTCCCATTTCTGATGTTTCTACAATTTCTTCCGAAAAAGGGATAATTGGAGCACTAGTTATCTTCACCAAATTCATAATATTTTTGTAAATTGTATATGGTTGATTTTCAGGTGTGAATTGTAATGTATACATATTCTAAGCTACTCCTTTCCCTATATTTTTTAGCATGTCTCGAATTGACACAATTTCTTGTACAGTATCTGTAATAACATTTCCGTCCAATTGCATAGGTTGTAGATTGATTGTGATATTGCTATCCAATATTGCATTTAAAGCACTCGTTAAATTGTCCATTCTTTTGTAAATACCATCCAAGTTTAAATTGTATGCCGTAGAATTAGAGCGTGATACTGTGCCACCCATAATAGATGTAGTAGCATCACTAGCCACTGCATATGCGCTTGTATCAGCCAACGCTGCAATAGAATCAGCACTCATAGGTGCAACATCAGAATCAACAACAGGTCGAGATAAATTATCTAAAGAATGTTTTTCAGTTTTGTGTACAGTTTTCTTTATAGTTGTAATAATAATAGGATCTTTGGCGGCTGCTTTTGCGTTATGGATAGCTTTTTGAACTTTTTTTGCATAATCTATAGTTGCTTGCGCATACGGCTCATAAGCTTTCAATAATGCACTTCCACCTGATTTCCCCATAGAACCAGAAGATGCCTTTGCATTGGATTTTCCATCGCCCATCTTATCTCCAGTATCTTTGGATTTTTTTGAAGCTTTATCTTTAGCTTTATCTAATTCCTTTTCTAATTCATCAACTCCACCTTTTGCCAAAGCTTTCATTGCATCGGAAACGGATATTTGATTACTAGCGATTGCTTCTGCAACTTTAGGCGAAACTTGTAATCCATCATATCCCGCCTTTTGAACAGCTTCGTTAAACTCAATCATGTTATTCAATTGAGCGTTTGCTTCACTAACGCTTCCTGCATTCTCAACAATACTTTCTGCCATTGCAGCAGGTATCGCTAAACCAGCTTGGCCAGCATTTTCTGTTAATTGTTGGAATGTAAGCATCTGAGTTATAAAATCACGAGCAGTTGTATAACTTTCTGTTCCGTTCATGATTCCGTCTGTCAAATTCTTAGGAATTTTATAGCCATCTTCTGCGGCCGTATCTACAACTTCTTGCAATTGGCTTTTTAAAGTATCACCAATTTCTTTTAAACCTCCCGTTTCTAATTGGTTTGTATAATCTGCTAATTTTTGATTAGACTCAAGAAGCTTTTCACCCATATTACCTAATGAAGCAGTGACCTCATCCATTTGTCCTTTTACAATGCCTAATTGATCTGTATATTGAGCAATCTTTTCGTTGTCATGATCTGCAATGGCTTCTTTTTGCTTTTGTTGTAATTCTACGTATTTACCACGTAAATCGTATAAAGTTGCACCTAGTTCTTGATATTTGGATTCTTGAGTAACAATAGACTTTGTGGTTGTCTTAATTGCATCAGCATATGCTTCTTGTTTAGCAGCTTCCTGAATTTTGTCGATATATTCTTCTAAAGCACCAACATTTTCAAACACTTTTCCAGTATTATCAGCAACCTTGCCACTGTTTTCATCTACTGTTAGATTAAGATCAGGATAAATAGCATTTAACTGTTCAACCTTTTCACGCAATAATTCTTTTTGTGTTTCTGATTTATTTTCAACATCATTTAGTTGTTCAATCTGAGTAACTAAATTTTTTGCTACCTTTTCATTTGATTTATATGTATCAATATACCCTTTTGCTTTAGATGTGTATTTATCTATTTGAGCATTGTATTTTGATAAACCATCAATAACTCTTAAATCAGCTTCATACAAAGCATCTTTCGCTTTTAAATCTTCAATTTCCTTTTGCTTAACCTTCTCAAACATAGGAACTAATACAGCAATTTCAGCAACCGCTAATCCTGCTGCAATGCCTAAGCCTGACAATAACACACTTGTAGACGAGAAAGCACCACCTGTAACCGTAGCTTGTGTACCAGCATCTGCAAGTGCACCAGTTAATTCGCTTGCTGGAGATAATGTATTTTCGATTGCTTTTACAAGGCTCTTTGTATTTCTAGCGAACCCCGCCATCTTCCCTACTCCATAATTCAGTCCATCTGAAATCTTGCTGATTGCTTTTGCAGTAGGATATGCAGCCGCAGTCACCAACAACAATTTTGCTATTGTTTCTTGTGTACTGTCATCTAAATTAGAGAACGCATTAGCCGCTTTCTTTACAATTTTTAAAATAGATGTAAGAGTAGGTGTAAATGCCTGGCCTAGTTCATCAGAGGCTTGTTTAACCGCTTCCCATGTCTGTGACATTTGAGATTTTACTGTTCCATATCGTTTTTCCGCTTCAGTCGCCATGGCTGAATTCGCTTGCCATGCGTTTTGAGAAACATTTAATGCTTTAGCCAATACATCCGAACTTTGTGCCAAAGCACCCATCGACTGTGCTTGTCGTACTTCCTTAATGCCTAATTCATCCAATGTTTTTGTAACATCCGCCGATTTTCCAATACCTTCTACAAACTTTAAGAATGTTCCCGCTGCATCTTCTCCCCAAGCCTTTTGGAATTGTTGAGAAGTCATGCCTGATACTTCTGCAAACTTTTGTAGTTTCTTATCACCTGTAGAAACAGATAGATCAATTGTCTTCAACATTTTAGAAACAGAACTACCACCAGCAGCGGCTTCAATACCTAATGAAGACAATGCAGTTGATAACCCTAATACTTCATTAGAGTTAAAGCCTACCATTTTACCTGCAACACCTAATCGTGTTGCCATATTCATAATATCTGCTTCGGTTGTTGAGAACTTATTTCCCAAATCTACGATTGTAGATCCTAAACGAGAATAATATGTATTCGTCTTTTTAGACTGTGAAACCATTACATTTGAGAATTTGGCAATACTTTGTGCTGCTTCTTCACCAACAAGATTTGTAGTATCCCCCAATTCTGTAATAGTTTTAGTAAATCCAACAATAGCATCTGTAGGGATGCCCATTTGTCCTGCAAGCTCAGCATAATGAGCAATGTCTTGATAAGTACTAGATGTTGTCTGTGCTAAATTCTTTAATCCATCATTAATTTTAGACAACTGTTGAGGTGTTCCATCAACTGTTTTTGTAACACCAGCCCATGCATCCTCAAAATCGATTGCAGTTTTTGTCGCTCCGACAATAGCCGCTGCTGCCAAAGCAGACAATGGCTTAATAGTTTCTGCAAATTGATTTGCTTTCTGGCTAGCAACACCAAATGAATGTGATAATTTTAATATATTTTCATTATCTGTAATAAAGCTTTTATTCAAGCTCTTTAGTTCATTATTTAATGTAGCTGCACCAGCTCTTAGACCATTAAACGTCCTTTGCGATTCCTCATACGTGCTTCCTAAGTCAGCAAGATTTTTCTTTTGTTCCGCAATTTTTGCAATATAGTCTTTTTGTGAAGCACTATTTGCTTTCATAGAAACTGAAAGTTCTTTGTTTCTAGCAGTTAGGGTAGAAATTGCGGTTTCGCATTGTTCTGTAGTGTGATAACTATCGCCAATCGCATCTTTCCATGCTTGGATTTGAGTTTGATTTGTCTTATATTCTTTTTGTAAGGCACTCATCGCCGATTCAGTACTGTTTAATTTAGTCTGATATTGCGATAACGTGGCTTTTGATTTGTTAACTTGATCTGTCCATTGTTGTTGTGTTTTAGGATATTCTTTAAGCTTTTTGTTATAGACATCCAATTGCTTAGAAGTGCTCTGAATCTTATCCTTTAATAGATTTTGGTATGTCGCAAATGACGAGAAATCATTAGGATTTAACTTCATCGAAGCTTTTAGTTTAGACATTGTTTTGTCTAATCCTGATGTTTCTCTTTTGATTTCATTTATCGCTTTCTGAAATCCTGTAGTATCTCCATCGATCTTTACGGAGATACCTTTTATTTGACTATAACCTGACAATTTTAGTACCTCCTAAAATCTGTCAAAGTCGCTTTGGATTGCTTTACGGATATGTACTTTGTTACTAGATTGTTTGTCTGCTCTTGCACTCATATTGCTTTTAGCTATGATCAAGTCAAACATCATTCCAATGTCCATATCATCTATTTCATTCATCTTAAGCCCTAAATTCATGCACCCTATAATCAAATCAGAGTAGCTAACTATTCTTTTTTTTTGTTTTTTTCTTCTACATCTTCTGATTCACTATCGATAGTTGGACTATTCGCAAAAACGATTTTTTCAAACACCATAATACCTACTGTGACAAATGTGTCATAGTCTACAACATTATCAATAAAATCTGAAAAATCTTCCGTTTCTTTTCCTTGAACAACATCATATGCTTTGATACATGCCCACAACACACGTTCAAAGAATTCTGAACCATTCGCTTCTAACAATACATAATATGCAGGTTCATCTTCTTCATCTGTTCCCACTTTCTTTTTGATAGCTTCCGAAAACTTCATCTGTGCTTTCTGAGTGTCAACCAACATATCTCTATTAAAGTATTCTCTATAGATTTTCGCTGTCTTACCTTTATAAAGAACACCATATTCTTTTTCATCAATCTTAATTTTTGTTTCCATATAACCTCACAAAGAGGGGGTTGCCCCTCTTATAATGTGCTCACTTTCTTGCCATCATCACTTTGTACTTCTACCGGTGTACCGGCTTCCTGGCTCATTTCACTAGCTTTTGGACTAGGTAATGTTGGAGCAGTTGAAAAGAAATTCTCATAATTTGTATCCCCTTTACGGCATTTTGACCTTACCCATTGATGATCATCTTTCTCAACAGGAATAGCTGTAATATCCATTGATGTTGTTTTTGGATCAGTGCTCTCTTCTTTTGTCTCCCCTTCTACATTTGGTCGAGAAAATACAACCTTATAGAAGATATATTTTGTAGCATTCACATCACCTTCAAATTGGAACATTAGAGCAACATTGTTAGGTAATAAGTTTGCATCTTCCGCTAAGTTTCCTTCTTCTGTTGTCACTACATTAAAAATCATTTTTTCAATTTCTTCAGGAATTTCAGACATTTCCAAACTACCTGAATATCCATTGTTTGTGTTTGTTGCGAAATACGCAGTGTTATCTGCATAATATGTATTTGTATCTCCTTCCGGATCTAGTGTTAATGATTTAGCACCTTTCCATGCAGTAGGCTTACCATATGTAATTGCTCCTGCATCTTCCGTAATAGAACATACATGAACATTTTTTAGACCGAATCGTACTTTGTTTTTATCTGCCATAGTTTTTATCCTTTCAAATATTTTTCGATTAAACTTGGCAGTTCCTTGATTGCATTTGTTTCTCCATCCTTCCAGTGCTTATTTGCACGTGTACGTCTAGGAGAATTCCATAAATTATGTCCGTTTTCGAGTAAATGAGTTAATGAGTATTCATGACCACTCGCATAAATAACACCGCGTGTATGTGCTAATTCACGTTCTATCTTATATGTTATAGACCTTTTATATTTGCCCTTCCTGCGCGTGTTTCTATGGTCTACATTGGCCTTAGCTTTAATAATATCTTTAGAATCTTTTGTAGTTTCTTCTACTGCTCTATCAATTTGTGCTAAAGAATGCTCCTTATATTCTTGAATCATCTTTCTGATTTCAGGCCCAAGCTGCGACATATCGCAATATACATCATTGACGGCCAACTAATGTCACCGTCCATTCTGTACAGTGTACTTTTTGAGCTTTTATATCTTCATCTGTGATAGTTTGGTATGGTATTTCTAATTCATCGAACATGTCTTCGATTTTAGCTTCTAATTCAAAATCTTTTTGATCAGTCACTAATCTATATATATAAGTTCCAATCTTGCAATACGTTCTATTGTCTGCAAAGTAATTATTTGTATAATCCAATGCATAATTCCCATAAGGGGTATGGGGCTTTGACTTGAAACTGCCATATACAAATTGTCCTTCACCTAAAAGTTCAGTGAATTTAGCAACGATTTGTTTTCTTACTGTTTCCATTCTCCAGCATCCTGTTGAACATAGAGTTCAATCGTATCTCCGGATGGGAATGTACGATAAACTGCATACTTTTTATCGTTGTATTTCACTGTTGTCTCATCATTGTAATCAATGCTTGGAATAACAAGCTTATACGCTAACTGTATGCCTGCCTGGTAGGCTTCATTGAATTCTTTTGAATAAATTCCACCAACTCGGCAAAATACTTCCTTCTCCGTTTCATTAACATGTTCCACACCATCTTCATCAACATATCTTTCTTTTTCAATCAGATATGCCACATCATAATAAAGATTATTCTCACGAGTATATTCATATGCCATACTATCTCACCTTCTTATGGGATTTATCTGTCATAAGAATCTGACGTAAATCCTCATATGTTTTAGCCATTTTTTCCTTTTCTGAAGCCTCTGTTGTACCAAATTTTGACTTTACATATGTTATTACCGCTACTACAATTTCATCTTCTAAATCATCTTCATCAAATAAGATATTTAATCTATCCAAATCATATAAACATGCTCTGATATACGTTTTGATTTCATCATCATATGCTCGTGATTTAGCTCTTGTAGCAGCAGTTCTAACACGTTCTAGAAGGCTTTCAGAAATATTGAACCTCATTATCTATCACCTAAGCTTTCTTCGCACTGCTTTTTCGAGTGGTTTTCTTAGGCTCATCATCTAATAAAATAGGTTCTTCATCAGTTTCAGTAGGTTCTTCATCATTTAATGATTGTGTTTCTGCTTGGCTTTCATCTTTCGTAACATCTCCATTGCTTAAGCTACTTTTTTTTTTAACAAGAAGATGTATTGAGGATCTAGTACTTTACCATCATTAATAACTAAAGCCTGAGTTACTTCCTCATTTTTTTCATAATCCCAGTACTTCTTCACACCAAACATCATATTTGAGTTGATAGCATAGGCTTCTTTTCCTACCCAATACATTCCGAAATATTCACCGTTCTTTGCTTCATCAAAATCTTTAAACGTATCATTTTCAACGAAATTAACAGTTCTAGCTTTGAATGTAGCGCGTTCTGCACCATCAACAGGATTAAATGTTTCTGCATAAACAGGACGATTATTTTGATCAGCCAATGTTTTAATGTTTGCTTCATATGTTGCAGGAGTCATAACAAACTCTGGTTTTAATTTACGCATTGACAATGGAATCTTCGCAAAGAATTTTGTTTGCCATGATTTCCAATCTTTCATTTCTTCCGCTGTAAATTCAATAATGTGATCTGCTTTAATACGTCCACTTACTTTATTAGCTTCTGTTAAGATACCTTCACACTCATTGCTTTCAGATTGACCTGTTAAAATTTCACGATCCATAGCTTCCAAATAAGCTTCTACAATAACTTTTGCTAATTCAGTTTCAAATGCATTTACAGTCAATACAGTTTGTAGTAATGTACGTGCTAAACGAATTTCACCAATCAAATATCCAAATTGTACAAATTCTGTAACAGAACCGGCCTTTTGACGATCAGATACTGTTGTTTCTGTAATACGTTTAAATGTAGCCTTGAATGAACCAATAGGATATTTAACACCACCACGGAAATTTGTATGTAATACTGCATTGTATAAGTAACCACGTGATTTACTTAATTCAGTCATTACTTTCTGAACAATCGTTTCAGGAATTAAAATACCTAGATCAGCTGCTACGCCTGCTTCTGCGCTACGTTGTCTTAAGATTTCTGACTGTTTCCCTTTTTGAACGAATTCCATGAATGCACTACGATACTCCATATCGTCTTCCATTCCTTTTTTACGTTCTGATAATCCTTTTGGCATTGTTGGATGTGCTTTACTACGAGCTTGTTCCTGTTGTGTAACAAAAGTTTCTTCTTCATCTTCAATAGATTTTGCCATAGTATCTAAAAACGCTTGACGTTGTGCTGCCTTGCCTTGTAACTCTTTGTCACGTTTTTGTAAGATATCAAATTCCGCCTGTAACATTTCCAAGTTTGAATTAGGATCATTTCTATTGACTTCCTCTTGAATTTCTTTAAATCTTTTTTGAATCTGTTCGTGAGTCATTGCTTTGAATGCTGCTAGTTGTTGCTCTGTAAACATTAATTAATAGCCTCCTTAATCTGCAACAACAAACTCAGTCTTTCTCGTTTCTTTTCATTTTCTTTTTTAGCCCGTTCCTCATCCATTAAAGACTTTGCCCTTGCTTCAATAGATGTTTGATCATTTGCAGGAATCGACACTGCCGAAACATCATAAATTTTTGATACTTTACGTGTTGTCCACATCTTTTTATCTCTATCATATGATTCCTCATCCACCATGTATCGCCATGACATCTGAGTAACCATTCCTGCCTGAATACTGTCGTACAAACGTTTTGCAGCTTCTGTTCTTCCTAAATCTGCTGCAACAAACAATCCATGTTCATCTACTTCAACAATAAGTGAACCATTGCTTGTACGTGCATATACCATTCCTCCATGATCAAATTGGAAGATGATATCACTCATATCAGCGTTATCCAAACTTGAACGCTCAATCAATTCATATACATCATTACCTTCGTAATCTCGATAAAGCACATAAGGCTCAAATGTTGTAGCATATCCCTCAACATAGTATTGAGTATCAATCCGTTTGTTCTCTGTCACCGGATTCATCTGAAACGGTATTGAGCGCATTTGGACTTTGCTGTGGTTCGGTTTCGCCATTGTAACTAATACCTCCTTGATTTGATTTAGTTACCTGGATGTATTCACCTCGAATAAAACGTTTCTTACCTTCATCATTTGGTAAAGGCGCTTTGTTCATAATATTTAATGCCCCGTTTGTGTCAATCATTCCACGGTCAAACATTTGAGTCGCAACATTCAATTTTGTCTGTGTTGAATCATACTGCAAACGATCGCTCGTAAGAATGATTTCACTACCATTCATAATCTGATTCACGGAATATAACATTCCACTCAACACTTCCCCAACTTCAATAAAGAAAGGTTCAATAATTGATTCGTAAAACGCATTCCATTCATCAGGTTTATATTTATTTTGTAAAATAGCTTCACTAATTCCAAAATAGCTGTATACACTATTTTCAATTGCTTGCTTCTGCTTGGCATCCACTAATAGTGGTTTACTTTCAATCGGTTTTACTTCATCAAAACGATTATCAATAAGAAATACACCCGTCTCATTTTTGTTCAGGTTATTTCTTAAGATCATGTTCTGTTGCTCTTTATAGTCTTCATCATCATCAATTGGCGTTGAGATTTTAGCTAAGAATCGAACAATAGAACTCGACTTAATCGCATTGATAGCTCCTTCTTCCTGAGCTAGCATCAATTTAGCTGTTGTATCAAATGCATCATTAACGTCACCAAAGTAATCATTTTTATACTGCATTTGTCTTAGATGTCCTACTTTGCTATATTCAATCAATTTTGTTTCGCCATAGATGAAATTAAAATAAATATAAACTACACCATTTATTTCTTTTAACTGACACTGACTTGGTACTGCGGGCCACAATCCCTTTATCATTCCATATTCATCTTCAATTGGAATAATGAAAGCATTGTTTTCTGCAAAATATATAGTTGCCAGCCTTTTGTAAAATTGACTAGCTGTCATATAAGGATTTGGCTTTTTCTTAACCAAATAGTTATATATCTTACTTTTGTAGTCTTTGTTTGTTAGTTCAGGTGAAGCCTTTCCACATGATGTAGCAATTCGATTGATACATGCTCTGCATAGTCCAATCTCATATATTCCACCATCATATGATGAATACACCGGTGAATATCCACCTAAGCTTGCAAACATTGAATGTAATTGATTTTGTTTAGGTGCTGGCTTATTTAGTCCTAGCAGACTACCTAGCAAACCAAATCTTTTTCTTCTGCTTTTAGCCACTAATTCACCTTCCTTTTCTTGTTTTCAAGGCGGTATTTAAATGTATCCCACCATTTTTGTCTTACTGTATATGCATCAATAACAGATGCATATCCATCAATATGTTTTCTTGAATCAGTTTTAATCATGCGAACACGATTGTCCTCCGCAACTTTCTTTAATGCCACACTAGACATATGTGCTTGTAAAAGTCCATTCGTTCCTGTATGAACAAATCCATCTCTTACATATCCTGTAAATTCATTAATAACAGGTGTAAGGTTAGTTCCCTGAATGACATCATCCATCTTGTATCCGTATTTCTTCATATCATCCACAAGATACTGAGCTGAATAACGGTCATATCCAACGACAACACAATAAATTTTGTATTTCTTACGCAACATTTCAAACCACTGCGTTACATCTTCATACCGTACAAAGTTTTCTCCACTTGGACTTAAATATCCCAATTGAATAAATCTTGTATATGGTATTTTGTCTCTTTCCTCGAGTTCCTTGATTTTTAATGTTGGAAGCCAAAAATGAGTAAATATGTAGTCCTGCTCTTGAATTCGTATAACTACAGATGCGGCTGTTAAATCGGTTGTTTGCGACAAGTCAATTCCACCAACTGCATATGTATGTGCAAAATCTTCAAATCTGAGTTCTTCACCTTTAACTTTGTTAATATCTTCCGCACTAAATAACGCTTCCGTTGAATTCTGTTTGATATTCGCGTATTTTGTTATAAACTCCGCCTTATATGTAGGTGAGCTATGGGCCTTTAAAATTTCATTCTGCAAATATTCATAAGAAACTGATATTCCAAGGTTTGGCATTGCCTTCCTCAATTCAATAGGATCATCCCATTTTTGAATATCATCAATCATGTAAAAGAAAGGCAACATTTGTTTTTCATCAGACGTACCAAGTAAAACAGATGTTCCACGAACAAATAGTTCATCATATAATCCTTCATCAATATAGTTTGCGGTACTTACAGGAATATAAAGTGGATCAGGTCTTGCCCCACCTGCCGACAACATAACGTTGTACATTTTCATACCCGCTTCACCTTCCCAGGCTGCAAACTCATCAAAGATTGTCAAATATGGGTTGAATCCGTCTGATTTTTTAGATGCAAAGGCAATTGGCTCCCATCTACAGTTGTTCTGTTTCATGTAGATATCTGTTCTACGTTTTTTTACTCTTTGACTCAACGCTTTAGAGTGTTCCATCATTTGATACAGAACATTGTAGATGATCTGCGCTTGTTTTAACTTTGGCGCTATATTGTATATCTGCATACCTGCTTCATCCGATGTAAATCCAACATCAAGTTCAATGCCTGCACAAAGAAATGATTTTCCTTGTTTTCGGCCCATGACCGTTGGTATTTCACGAAACTGCCTTTTTCCATTCTTATCAACAAGTCCGAATATGCACGCAATATAGTATTTTTGCCAAGGCTCAAGCTTCACTTTTGTTGTTTTTCCTTCTACGTGGTGACAAAATGTTTCAATAAACGCTATATGCATTTCTGCTTTTTTCTCATCATAGAAGAAATCTCCATTTGCTAAACCTCTTTCAACATATTGAAGATTAAGCTTTATCCACTTACCGACTACATCTTCACCCGATTTAATACGTTCTTTATAAATGTCTAGATATTTCATTTAAATCTGCTCATGAACTCATCCAATTCATCACCCTTTTTTCCGGATACTTCTGTTGTTTTTGAAAGTGAAGTAGGTGACAAGCCAAGTTCTTTGCAGTACTTCATGATCTGATCACGTAATTGAACGGTAATAATGTAATATGGTGAGCGTGATAAATTCGTTGCACCAGCCTTGTTCGTGTATTCAACAACCATCTGTAATGTTTTGAAACCATTTGCTTTACTTGAATCTCTCCATTGCTTCATTGTTGAATCGTATTGAGCTAGAGCATCTGCGAGTGAATCAATAGCAACCGAATATTCAGGGGAATATGTACCTAAATTTTCTAGTTGAGAATTTATTCTTTTTTTCCATGCTCCTTTTTGCATTCATCATCCTCCCTTCCACATCCTATAAGCATTCCATTTTCATCAAATTCAAAAGATGGTTTGCGTTTGGAATGTTCTTCAGCATGACATAAATCACACAACGCTTCCAAATTAGAATCACCAAATAGAATGTGTATATCTCTATAGTTATCCTGGTCAATGTGTACTTTGTGGTGCACACAAGTAGACCTTGTATAGATTCCTTTTTTTAAACACCTTTCACAAAGCGGATGCGCCTTTCTATACGCTTTACTTTTCTTTTCCCAAGCTTTGCTTGAGTAAAATTTTCTAGCATAATTTCTAGCGCCCGTTTTCGTTGCTTCTGAACCATAATATTTTTTCATATCGCTACATTCAAAGTTTTAGTTAACAGATTTAAAGGACGACAATATGAACAGTAAACACTTTGAATGCAGTGATATGAAAAAGACCCATGTTTCCACAGGTCTTTTTCAAACGGGCACAATAATGAAACAATCCAAGAACTACCTTGTTTGTTCTAGAAGATGTTTTCCAATCTTCACGACTACAGAATATCACGGTTTTTCTTTGTACACTGTACAAAATGAAGAAATTCAGATTTTACCCCCTCTCGTGTGCGCATGACCGAGTTTTTTTAAACTCCCCACGCCGTTCCCCAAATCGCAAAAAACTTTTTGAAAGATAGGGGCGGTCTATGCTGATCTGATCCATGCCAGGGCGCTTTCAGGGTTCAAAATTTGAATCATGCAGCAACCACCGCACCGCCACGTTAACGGCTTCACTCATATGATTGTCATATATTTATTATTGTGTTGAAACATTTTTCAACACGCATTGTTGAAAGCGTTGTTTCATAACATTGTCATGACTACATTAATAGAACACGCGCGCACGTTCTTATATATGCAATAAGTCTTTCATCACTCCAACACATTGGATCATGCGCACCCCTTCCATATGTTTAAGCGTGTTGCTTGTCTTCCTGGAACTGAAGCAACGTCCACAAAAAAAGGGACGCTTACCACGTCCATACATGTATATATTATAGGTCTGTTAACTATATGTTATAAGACTAGAACCGAACACGCTTAAAAGCCTTTTAAATAGGCGCTTGCGTGCACGTTTCAAAAACAAAAAGCTTTTTGAAAAAATGAGCATAAAAAAAAGACGGCTTTATATTTTAGTGCCGTCTTCAAATTCAAAATAGCATTTGTATTTTGCGCCTATCGCTTGCGCCATTTTTTCAAGTTCTTCATCTGTGAATTTTTCGCGTTTGATTCTAGTGCTTACATTTTGCTTTGTGCATCCAAACCCATCCGCGATATCTTGCTGGTTTTTATGAGCATAAGCAAGCGCGGCTATAATTTGATTTTCTTTCATATAACTGCATGCCTCCCGTCCTATATTTATTTTATAATATCAAACATTATTTTTCAATAATCAAACATTTATTTTATTTTTTGCTTGACAATGTAAAACGTTCGTTTTATTATGTAAATGTCTTAAGAGACAAGCCACACGAAAGGAGGTGCAAACGTGGCAAAGTATAAACGTAGCAAACCGATGAAACGCCGCGATAGAAAAAAGCGCGAAAAAAAAGAGCGCATGATTTCGTACCTATCCAAAACGTTCGAAATTATATACACGCTCTTAATCGGTGAAGCCCTCAAGCTTCTTGCTAAATATCTAAGTGACTTATTTTAGTCACTTAGGTACTTATATTATACCACGTTTTAAAATATGGAACTACTAAAAATAGCGTTATTACTATCGTTAGCATTCAATGCATATCTTTTAAAAAAAATGATTGAAAAGTAAGGAGGTAAAGATTATGTGTGAAATGAAAGCTTATATTACAAATTTAGGTAAATACAATGAGGGTTGTTTAGTTGGTAAATGGATTGATTTTCCTATCGATGAGGATGATTTTACAAGCGAACTTGAAAGCATTGGAGTGAAAGAAAACACAATGTATGAAGAGTGGTTTATCACTGATTATGATTGTTCATTGTTTGATATGTATGATGCATTTGGTGAATATCCAAACATTGACGATATTAATGAAGTGGCTGAAGCGTTAGAAGATAATGAAAGTGAATTCACTGCATTAATGGAAGTATACAGCTATACGGATGCATTAAAATACTTAAAAAGTGAAAACTACACTTTTTATGAAGGTATGACATTGGAAGATGTAGCTTATGAACTTGTAGAAGAATGTTATAATCTCCCAGAAATTGCTCAAAGATATTTTGATTATAAAGCGTTCGCACGTGATCTTGGCTATGATGGATATTGTGAAACTTCAACCGGAGTTATTTACACATGCTAACACGTAAAAAAATTGACAATATGAGCGCCTTTCAGGTGCTCATACTTGCGTTGTTAAAATTATATTTAGCAGCATGCACATCTACATTGATCATGGGTATAATATTGGGCCTTTTAAATATCATACTCCCATTTATTTATTAATTGCAGGAGGTTAAACAATGGAACTTTTAGAAGTTAAGCTATTGCATAAATATGCAAGAATTAGATCATATATGAATGATCTTATTTCTGGTAATTTTGTCGTGTATGATTTTCTTTATGAGTGTTTAGCGGATCATATTGAATCATTTGTTTATGATCTTGCTTATATAGAAAATGAAAAGATCATAAATATTTATTATGATCAACTATTAAGCGATTCTAAACAAGTAAGCAAAGAGCTTTATACACTTGTTATAAAGATTTTTGAAGATAATGAATGGAGGTTTTAAAAATGAATAACAAAGAATATATTGAATCAGTAGAAAAAAAGATTGATCAGCTCAACGCAAATAGTCTAAAGGCAAATAGTATAATGCCTTTTTCAATAAATAGACATTTAAATGGGCTATATGATCTCAGTTATGGCATGGATGTAATCGCATGGATGCTAAAACCGCGTGAACTTTGGCAACTTGTAAATACTTTATGTATTTTAGATATTTTAGGAGGGCTTAAAAATGACAATGTGGAAGCGTGAACGAACTCATTTCAATTATTATGTTACAAACGAAAGAAAACAACCGCACATTTATGTTGAAACGTTAGGGACTCCCAGCGCTTCTACTGAAAAAATTTTAAAAGATCACGGTTTTAAGTTTGATCATAATAAATGCATGTATGCAGCAGCTCAAACAAATGAATTAAGGCTTTTTGTCGCTCATGATCTTGACAAGATTTTCAACTATGATATTCAGTTGTTTTATAATACAGAAGCAAAAAAAGAGTTATGTATACCAGATATTCAGGAAATAACAGATATCTGTTATTTCTTCAAAATTTACAAGTGTTATATAGATATCTTAAATAAGGATCTTTTTAAGATCTGTAAGCCTGGATCAAAAAGCTTGCTTGCAACTTATAATACTAATTCAAAAACGATTGACATTTTTTGTAGAAACAAATTGCAAGAAAGTTATATATACAATAATGGAAAAATTGAAAAGATGAGCAGTGAAAAAGCAGCACCAAAGAAGAAAAAAAAGCCGCTTACAGATCAGCAAAAATTAAATGAAATGCTTGAAGCATTTCCATTTTAGGAGGTAAAAAAAATATGGGATATATAGGAAATAAAATGAGTGAACGCGCTTATGAAGCATATGAAGGTGGTGAAATGCCACTTTCTAAATGGTCAAAAGTTGCTATAATTAATACAATTTTAAATTATAGAGATGATTTTAAATATGATGAGCTTAAAAAGTATAGTAAGGATGTTTTAAAAGTTTTCCTAACATATTCAAGCTGGCATCATACCGGAACGTATTTCAATGAAACAGAGTTTTATAGTTTGGATGAAAGTTTTATCGAGAACGAAAAAGATTATATTTTTGAAGTTTTAAATAAAAAAGTGAAAGAATTAAAAAGAGAAAAAGAAGAAAAAAAGATTCAAAAAGATAAAGAAAAACTCGAAAAATGTCATTTTGTTTATACCGAATTTGAAGGAACTCGAAAACATCCGAAAGCTGTTGATCGTGAAGCATATGGAATAATAAATGGCAATTGGATCTATACGGAGTTTGGCAAAAAGTCATTAAATGGTAAATACATTTATAAAGTTAAAAAGTTTGATCGTGCGCCACGCGGAACGGCCCAAATCTTTAAAAATATCGAAAAAAGAATTAAAAAATAGCAGCTTATAAAAGGCTGCTTTTTTTATACTTTCATTTTGCTTATTTGCTTCTGGATCAGCTTTTTTTTGACTGGATTCGATGCGAAAAAGTTCATGAAAAGTTTAGTTTTAAACTCATATTCTTTTTGATCCATTTCTTTTATATCCAAAACTCTTTTAAATATCACTATTGCAATGAAGTTTGCAAACAAGTTTGCATCTTTTTCTACTTCTTGATTCTCATAGTGTCTGCTGCTTGAATCCTTATAACTTTCAAATTCTTTTTTCCATATAGAAACGCTTCTTTCATCTATAGAAAACACTTTTTGATTCTTCTTATATACACATGCATATTGATATAAATGTCTAATTTCATGAGCTAGATATATATAAACTAAACTACTATCTATGGATGTATTCAGGTTTACACAAATTACATTTTCTTTTGGGTATGATGTGCATATGCTTGTATCTTTTACTTGAAAAAGTTCTTTATTGACTGGTTTATGTTTAAGATCATAAACCTTATCATTTGCTTTAAAGTAAACTTTTGGAATCTTTATATTTAATAATGTGCATAGAAAACTTATATAATCATTCATGCATTCATTATATCCGAAAAACTTTCTTTTGAAAAACTTATTTATCCAGGATTAGAAAAACTTTTTCTAATTGTTCTTGAGACGTTAGGAAAAACTTTTTATATCTTTCATATTTGCATAGAATCGAACCATCAAAAAACTTTTCCAGCAACTGATAAAACTTTTCTTTCTTCACATAATAAACATAATTCACAGACACATCTTCATCATCATGCGCATTGTATTCAAAAACTTTTTCAACCATCTTGGAACAAATAACACCAATCTGTACATTATCATACTTTATAAAAACTTCTTTATAAGAAAACTTATTTTCATCCATTTCATCACTCCTAAAAAACTTTTTATATATCAAGTAATATTCTTATAAACTTTTTATAATCTTCATCTGAATTTAGATAAATCTTATTGCAACCATTCATTACGTCTTCATAGTTTAAGCAATCAATTTCATTATCTAAAAACTTTTTATATAAACTTTTGAATTGAGATTCACAAATATAATGCTTAATAACGAATATACCATTCTTATCATAATGGCCACTACAAAACTCTTCGTCTGCTATATAAACACATACAATACGATATTCCCATTGCACAAATAAACTTTCTGTATCACGAATCAGAAAAAACTTTTTCACTTCTGATAAAAACTTTCTCACAATATCACTCCTATCAACCAGCGGTCATTTCCGCATAAAAATCATAATAACATTTACCTAAATACATCCGGCCATTATTGAAATGCGTTCTTAAATAAAACATTACTTTTTCAAAATTCTGCCGATCAAGCGCTATAATTCTTTTAAATCCATCATGTCCATGAGCATCTTGTCTATATCTATACTTTATTCCATCGTTGACAATAAACTTATCAAACTTTTTATATTTTGTTTTGGTGAGGTTATATTCATAACCCCATCCTTCATCATGATGCAAAATTATAAACCATCTATTATAACAAGGCATAATTTTTAAGTATCCAACACGTTCCATGATACCGTTCCTATTTATCTGAAATCGTTTCTACAAAACAATTATAATAAATATATCTTTTTCCATCATAATCAAATCTTACAGCTCCACTTGTCAATGATTCAATATCAATTCTACCTTCATAGCTTGCTAAAATTTTTCCATCTGCTGTATACACATTGATTATCCTATTCAATCCACCATTCAAATCTGATTTTACATCAGTACCCCAACGATCCACAGATGCACATCCAAATAAGGAAATGCTAATCATTCCAACCATTAATAATTTGTATAATTTATTCATTTTATTCCTCTTTTCTTTGACAATCCTATAAAGCACACATTTATTCAAATTCAACAAATCTTGTATCTTTCACTTTCCCGCATTTCAAACACACAAGATACTGAGTCTCACCGCTGATACAATGAAACATCTCATTCTTTACACACCAAGTAAATTCATGCTTACAGAATAATCTTTTAAAAAACCATTTAATTTTGCTTATCATCTGAACTCCTTCCTATGTCCGATAACTATATATTATCGGACTAACTGCAAACCTTTTAAAAGCCTAGTAAATAGGCTACTTTGTAACACTTTTCTTAAATAAAAACTTTATGAATTTTTGAGCCATATTTTAAACAACATCCTAATATAATCTTTTATTTATTTGTATCTTCTACGTTAATCAAGCCATGTTCAATCGTTTCTTTAGCAGGAAAGAATGTTATTTTATATCCATACGGATTTTCTTTTACCGAATCGGTCTGAATACTTGTATATGTAACATCTTTTGATAAATGTGCATAGAACAATTTATATTTATCTTTTCCAGTTTTAATCGTTACATTCAAATCGCCATCACTATCTGTTTCAATAGATATTTTTCCTTCAACAGAAAACAACGGTTCATTTGTTCTAGTATTTAATGCCACAACCTTTCTCGATATTTTAAAGTTGTTTGCATCCACTCTTAAATTATGATTAGCTGTATCTGATTCTTGGCATCCTACCAAACCTAGACACATTGTCATTCCTAAAATTGCGCTTAATATTTTTTTCATTTGTTCAAATCTCCCATAACGAGCTTTTTAAGCTCTTTTTTCATTGCGTAATACATTTTCATTCTGCTACAAAACTTTTCTCCTGAAAGCTTCTCAAACGACTCTCCATTGATATAATGCCGTTTCATATATAAACGAATATCATCATCTGGAATAAGATCAATAATTGTTTCAATCTCTCTCATCTTTCCTAAAATGATATTCTTATCATCTTCAAGTACTTTTTCTTTTGAAATAAACTTTACAAGAACATCATTTGTAATATCCTTATTTTTCTTTGAATCCAACCTTTGTTCAAATGATGGAGATTTTGGATCTGAAAATTCTTTTTTTCGAACCTCCAAATCCTTTAAGATTCCATCCAACGATTTAAACTTTCTTTCATAGATCTTGAACATTTCAAGTTTTTTAATCAGTGTATCCACCTGAACATCTACATATTCTTCATAATCCGTTTTACTCATTTTCTCTCCTATGCAATTTCTTCAATTTCCTCAATGCTGCATGATGGAAATTTCATATAGAACTTATACATTGCCATACTTTTTGATTCCTCCTGAACTTCCATCACACAAATATTATTGTCTTTGATATATTTAATTCTGTATTTCTTTAACACCTTTATATCCTAACCTTTCTAATTCTTTTTTTCTTTCTTCATTTTCTCTTACTTTCAGCCATGTACATCCTTCAACAAACCAATCATCTCCATATATGTCAAAAATCCGTTTCATAGTATTATAGAAAACATCTTCTTCGTCTAAGTGATCTACAATAAAAGCTAATTCTTCTCTTGGTATTAATTTCATTTTGTTTCCTCAAATCCATCATACAAATATTCTTTATTCACCTTATTTTTTAAATCCATAATTTCCATTTTTTGTGCTGCAATCATATTTTCTAAACTTGTAATCTGTGATACCATTGCACAACTACATACAATCAATCCGCATATAGCACCTAACATCAATCCTATTGTAAACCACATATTAGAAACCACTCTCCAACGGATTACCTGATGGTGCGTTCAATCCATATAATGTTGCATATACAATAACTGCATATACAACATAAAGTACTGTACAAGGAATAATAAGATTCAGGTTCTTAATAATTGATTTTTTAATTTTATTCATCATCATTTAAATATTTAAACTCTTTCATTAGCTCATGCTTTGTTTTTTCAAACTCTGATTCGATTTGTTTCTGTACATCAATCTTAGTTTGTTTAAACCATTTCTTTTTAAATTCAGTAACTGCCCTTCGGTAAGTATCTTCTCCAGTGTCACTGCTCTGCCACCATTCTAAATCGTGTAGCACTTTAACTAAATCTTTCATCATTTCATTTAATTGAGAATCGAACATTCTGTTAACACATTCTTCTTCAACTCTGCAATACACATAGCTGTAACTTCCACCACTCATTAGTTAATCTCCTTTTCAATCTATAATCTTACTTCCGCAATTTGGACAATACTTTGGTTTGAAATTAAAGTAATATTCTTCTCCATCATCTTCACCGACTGCATATTCTTTGTGTTCTACTAATGTGAATCCACAATTAGAACATCTAAATTCTTCCGTTGAATCATATTCTGATTCGTTGGTGCAAGTTTCTTCTTCTAACCATCCGAGTTCTATGCATTGTTGAATAATCGCCATTAATTCATTTACCGATATGTCGCTTTTTGTTATTAATTTATCTCCTAGTACATCTTTAACTACAATACGTCTAGATACTTTATCAAACGCAATAACTCGTGATGTAGTAATATTTACGCATCCATACATTATAAAAGTGTTTGGTGTTATTTTTTTTGTGAATCTTAGCCTTCTAAACATTTCTTCAGCATTCATTAAATCCACCCCAATTCCTTCATTTGCTGCTCAACCGCTCTTAATAACTCAACATCAAACCCATTAAATGCTCCATACGAATAATTACGTTCTTTTCCATATTCATATTTTCCTCCAACATGACTGTAGATAGAAATATATTCGTGGTTAAGCACAAATTGTAAGCCTAGATAATGCGGAACATCTGGAATGCTAACGTCAGTTTCGTAGCAAAGAATATTAGTATAACCGACATCTTTTTCATAATAACCTAGCTTTTCAAACATCTCTTTAGCAGTTTTCATCTTCTCTTACCTCACAATTTAGCAATATTTCACCAATCTGCTTTTCTATATTCACATCTTTAAAATGGCCTTGCTTTTTCAGCCTCATCAAATGATCAAAACATTTAAAATACCACTCATGAATTTCTTTATCTTCATTCAATAAATCATATTCAAATTTTGTAAGGTGATATATAGCTTTACGTTCTGAATCTAGCCAACCAAGTTCTTCCATTTGCTTGTAAATAGCCTTCATGAGTTTCCCGTCTATGTTATATACATAATTTGCCAATTCAGTAACACGAACCATTCCATGTAAGAATCTTACATATAACACATCTCTACCATCACATATTGTTTTTTCATAAAGCAGCGTTTCACCTTCTCTGTATACACCATCACATTTTATGAAACCTAATTGAGTAAACATTTTTTCAGCAACCATATTCTTCTCCTAATTTACTTATAGCCAAAAATTCAACATTTTGTTGACCTTCATCCCAATCATTTAACCAACATACAGCATCCCTGCAACAATCATATGATGCACATTCAATCGAATAATACCATTCTTTTTCAAAGTCATATTTGTATCTCAAATAAACTAAAAAACCACCATCATCATTTTCTGCCATGTAATCATATAATTCACTTTCTGTCATTCCTTTTTTCAATCGAACAAATTCAATTGAAGGTATTTTAATCTCATTCATTTTCTTCCTACTCCTTATTCCAACCTAATTCTTTGCATTGTTGAATAATTGCCTGCAACTCATTTAAACTAATAGTATGAAAGATTTTACTGATTATGATATTTTTACCATTCAAATCAAATATAATTGAATCGGGCCTAGAACATTTAATGTATCTATAAGTATCATTCACTCCATCACTGGTATATTCTTTTTCAAATTCATACCCTAATCGTTCAAACATTTTTTCAGCCGTTAACATCTTTAATCACCTCACAATCTGCTAGGATATCTTTAATTGTTGCGTTCTCATCAACGCCTTTGAAATATCCTTTTTCTTTCATTCTCATTAAAGCACATATATCTTTGAACATGCATTTTCTTAAATTGCCTTCTACATAGCTTTGTAATAAATCATTTTCGAATTTAGTTAATTTGCATGCTTGCTTTTTGTAAGGACTTGCCAACCATTTAAGTCTATTTGTTCCACAACAACTGCCACTAAAATCGCATTCACTACACTGCGTATAAGCACACGATCTAACTTTTCCATTAGCTACTGCAAAACCGTTCATGCCATACATTGTTAAATTATCGAAATAATGTTCAAGATTCGTTTCTTGCTTTTCTTCTTCAAGCCAACCTAATTCTTTACATTGCTGAATAATTGCTTTTAGTTCTGATTCTTTGATAGCTACACAATCAAAAACTCCTTTTGCTTTCACAAATTGCTTTTCTTTTAGATAAAAAGCAATTTCAATATTCTTTTTATAGCATCTATAAGGAAGAACCTTATCTTCTGCATACGTTCCTTCAGGTGCTAGCTCATACCCTAATCGTTCAAACATCTTTTTTGCACTCATTAAATCCACCCTAATTCCTTTAATTGTTGTTGGATTGCTTTGAATTCATCTACAGTGATGCTTTTAAGCTCGCCGAATTCAAACGCACAAAATTCACGGTCCCTTATCCAAAAAAAGATTGATGTCTCTCCTTTGCAATATTCAATTATTTCATTGTTATCCCTTTCTTTACTATATTCATAGCCTAATCTTTTGAACATTCCTCTAGCGTTCATAAGTAAATTTTCCTCCTGATTCATCAAACTGCTTTTGAATAGCCATCCACTCTTTAATGCCTAAAATCTGAGTACGATGTTCTCCTTTTGAATCATAATAATTAGCTTTATAAGTTTTATTTATTAAATCAAAAGTAATGCAGTATACACTTGATTTATATTTCTTCTTATACGAAATAAATCTTCTATCTAGCATTTCTTCTTTTTCATATCCTAACCTTTTGGACATTCCTTTAGCACTTATTTTCATGTTCTAATTTTTCCTTAGCTTCTTTATAGAATTTCGCTTTTTCATATTCTTTGTAGAACTCACAATTGTCATATGCATATCTTTTGTAGTAATACGTTATTTCATCTACCATTCCTGCTTCTTTTAAGTTCCAATATAAATCGAATAAGCTACCACCATAGTTATCTATTTCTTCAGATAAATCATCTTCGCAGTATATAAGTCCACCATATTCATATTTTTTTTTCATATGTCTTTAACCTCCTATGTTTGGACAAATACAATCCCAGTTATAATCATCGAATTTAACTTCTTCATCCTTGGTGATTTCTCCATCAATAATTTCAATGATTTGGTTAAAGCACATTCCACATTCAAATGCATGAATTCTCATATCAACTCCGTATTTTTTACAAGATTGTAATAATTCTTCTGCACTAATACCCCATGCGAATTCTGCTTCAAATCCAATTGCGAATTTTCCTTCATCATTCCAATCATCAATATATTCATCTAAGTCAAGAATAAATCCTCTTCTAGTTCCTTTAATCCAGCATCTGCTACATTTAACTCGACTATACTCATCCATCTTCAACACTCCTAAATCTTCGCCGATATAATCAACCGGTTGTAATCCTTCTAAAACAAATTTTGTTAAATTCTCTTTTGTACCCCTCACTCTTAAGGTACCAGCACACCAATTAGGCATTTTTTATTTCCTCCACTTTTCTTTCTCCTGTCTTTACATACTCTAGTGATTCAACAATCTGTTCTAAAACCATTAATTCAAAATCATATTTATCTATCCCTTTGAATCGTGTAAACATTTGTTCATTATGGTTTACTTCTAATTCATCATCTAAAAATGCTTTTTCAAGTTCATTTAATTTACGAATTTCATCCATTTTATTTTTGTATGCTTCTATTAATACGTTAAGTCTTAATTCAACTTTAGACATCATCTTTCTGTTTTCACATCCTTCTTTTAAATTCGTCGTAGGTAATGCAGAAAGGACATTCTTTGTCGCCTTCTTCTGCGCTACAATTCCATTGATTGAGCACGTCGCCACACGGTGATGTATCTAATATACAACCTCCTTTTTCATATTCGATTTTCAAATCATTTTCCCAATCTTTACTAGCATAGAATGGGCAAGTTTGTTTATTAATTTCATCAACAATAAGTTTCATTTTCTTGCTCCTTTCAAAAAATATTCTTTCCAACATTCTTTGGACTTCTTTTCATATTCTTTATTAAAAAAATATTTCTCAGATCCACAATGAAATTTACATAAAATACATTCTTTTTTCTTCTTTTTATCAACTGCTCCTATATCAAAATTTGCCGGGCAACCATTGAGTCCATTGTTATGTGTATATTTACAAGCTTTATCTAATGCTTTTTCGAGTGTTTTAATTTCTTTTTCTGTCATAATCCTACCTCATCATCTTGTGGCATTTGGAATACAATATTGTGCGAATATTCTAAGTAGCTCTCAATCTTATCCAATATCATTAAAGCTTTACACTTACTTGAATAAACACCTAAAGTATCAGTTCCTGTACCCCAAAATCCTGATATAAAACATTTGTTTTCATCAACAAAAGTAACTAACACTTCGTCAACATTAGATAATATTCTTTTGTTCTGGCTTCTAATCCACATATCCTAGTACCTCTCTTTCAATCTCTGATAGTTGATTTTGTTATTGCCGCAATAAGCTTTATATACATCTTCAATTGTGAATCCTAAGTATTCAGTGATTGCGATTAGTCTTTCAAGCTTATTTGAGTTAATGCTCGTTAAATCTGCAAGTAAATAAATAATTCCAGTTTTAAAAACTTTAATTTCACAAAAATAAATTTTAGAATTTTCAATCATTTGTTCTTCTGCTCTCAACTCCTCTTCACCATTATCGAAATGATTTTGATAACTTAAAACGAAATGCCAAATATCAACTAATTCTCCTAGAACTTTTTCTTCATCAACAGGTGCTTGAGATTTCTTCCACCAACACCAATCCCCTTTTAATTCGTGCGTAAGTTCTCCAACTTCATCTAGAATTGCGAAGCCAAGATTTTTTTGTCAATTTCAGTTAATCCGTATTCTTTCATAATTGCTTCATCTAGTTTAGCTTGCATTTGAAGCATTTCTTTTATTAAATCAATATCTTTACTTGTCATTTGTTTCTCCTTTTTTTTCTATAAAATTCATGATATACGTTAATTCTTTCATGCTTTCTATTGCTTCCTTTTTTAGAAATTGTAACGCTTCTCTTTTTGCTTCTTCGAAACTTTCAAACGAACGACAAAGACCTTCAATATCTCCAAAATGCAATGTGCAATAAAAATCAAATGATTTCGTCTCACTCTCGTCCTTCTGGTACTCTACAATTATTGCAATCGCTCTTCTTCTATTATCGTCATCAATCAATACGAGTCGTGTTTGTTTTTGCCAGCCAAAGCTATATTTTTTCCATTCTAGTTTCATATTCCCCTCACTTTTCTAAAATAATCTATTTTCTTTGTTACTCATATCTGTTTGATTAAGTATTATTTTTCTAAATATACTTTCGAAGATTGGTACAGGGATTGAATTGCCAGCTTGCTTGTACAATGCACTGTTCATGCATCCCTCTTTTCCAGGATTTACTCTTACTGCATTGTCAAAATCCTCATCTGTATATCCCTGTAATCTCCAACACTCTCGCTCTGTTAAATATCTCCATTCCCCATTTGCCCTTTTTATAATTCCACTGTTAGGACTTCTGTTTTGTTTCGTTGTAATCGTCATTGCATATTTTTTGATTACCGACAATTTCTTCAATGGTGCATTATCGAAGTTTGTTGGATCAATCTTTTCAAGCATTGAAGGCGCTTTGATTGTGTATATATCAGAAACATCTTTATCGTCTTGTATGTAATCCCAAACACTTCTCATAGGAGTTTTTATAAGATCGTCAAAATCAAACATTTCATTTCCTAATATAGATATTGTGAATACTCTTTTTCTGTTTTGTGGTAAGCCGAAATCTCTAGCATCTAGAATTTCAAAGCTACTTGTATATCCCATTTTGTGCATTTCATGAATGTATCTGTTGTGGTTATGCACCATATACTTACTTCTTACGTTCTTTACATTTTCCCAAATCACATATCTAGGCTTCCATACACCCATCTGTTGGATGATGTGTATTGTCTCCCACATCAACGAACTTCTTGTTTCTGAACCCTCATCTGCACCTTTCTGATGCCCTGCGATTGAGAAGTCTTGGCATGGAGAACCATGAATCAGAATGTCTGGTCTTAAATTCCAACCAACAACTGATTGAGTTTTATAAGGCAGCTCACTCTCAAACATTGCATTATAAGATCGAACTGCTTTTTCATCTATCTCTACATAGTCAATTGCTTTTACATCAACCCCTATGTTCCTCAACGCACATCTTGGAGAACCGATACCTCCAAACAATTCTAAAATCTGTATTTTTTCCATTTGTTTACACTCTTTTCAAAACAATCTGCTTTCTTCTATCTTTTTCTGTTCTTTTATGTTTTACATGATCTTTACCAGTTAATAATCTATATAAACAAGTTTTTCCACAAAAAAATTCAAGATTTCTAGAATCAAATTCAATTGATCGTAGCTCTAAATCTTCATTAAAATACAGTGGGTTGCATTGCTTAAACTCACCATCCACATCAAATGCATCATATGGTTCTAAACCATTTTCTTCCATGAATTTTTCAATAACTTTTGATTCAATCATTCTATTTCCTCCAATTCCAATTCTTCACATATTTTTACGATTATAAATCCATTCCTTGAACGCTTTATTTTTCCTTTTTTCTGTTTGGAACACATGGATCTAAATGTATTGATTGTTGTTTCTAAAAACAATGCACATTCATAATCTGTTCCAATACAGACCGGAAGATCATCCTTGTATATTCCATATATTTTTCGTGCCATCAATTCAACCTGTAATTCTTTCCAGGCTCTTTCTCAATTTCAAAGAAAAACCCATTGCACTTCTCAACGATTCTTCCAACAACTGCTTCATTTATATCAATCATTTCCTGGCTTGTTCTTTCACACGATATGATCGTCTGCATGTTGTTGTTATAGCGATAATCGATTAGATCGAAAATTGCTTTATCATCCAATCGATTGGCACTAGATTTGAACAAATCATCTAGATACAAGATTTGAGCGTGTTTAGCACGTTCTAGAAGCGAATAATCAAAGTTGCTAATAGAATTACTCAATTCAATGTATCTGACGTACAGAACACGTTTATTTTGTTCTAACAACCAATTACTGATTCCAGAACATAGATGTGTTTTCCCACATCCACTCTGTCCCAAAAACATCAACCAATTGCAAGGCATGTAATCTGTAAAATTGTTTTTACAATCGGCAATGTAATTCACCGCCATTTTTTTGATTGCTTCCTGCCAAGGATCAGATGCAACGAAATCATTGATTCGTTTGTTCAACAAATCTTTTAAGCCACTGTTCTTTTTGTTCTTCTCAATCCATTCACTGCGATAGCTTGATAGTTTCTCACAGTCATTTCTTTTTGAACAAAACACCTTTGTTGCAGCCACCAAGTATTTCCCGTCATAATACGCAGGCTTTTCCCAAATGCCGCATGCACCGGCTGCCATGCATTTGTCACAATCACTTTGACAATGTTTGCTTTTAAGATATTTCTTATTTTCTTCATTTTGTTTTTGGATTATTTCACTAACTGACTGCATTACATCTTCATTCCTTTCGTGATCACAAAATTATTTGTTTTTTGTTTAGGTGCTACACTGTTCAGATAAATTTCAAACTTAGAACCAAACAACGTATCTGGCCTTAGATACTTGTTCATTTTTGTATCGTTTAACCAATCATAAGCTTTCACATCAATCACAAGCTTAAAGTCTTCTAATCTGAATCCTTCATTCCACCTAGCCCGAATCTTCTCTCTAGCAATGCGATTACTGTGTTTGTAATGCTTTGAACATTTAGAATTCAAGTAGTCAATAATTTCAACATAAGGGATTGTTTCTGATGCTGATAAATCAGTGTCGTCGGAACTTTCTTTTATATTTCTTTTATCAACTGTGTATATAAATGGTTTATTAACTGTCTTACATTGGACAGATTTGTCTTTTGTACATTGGACAGATTTGTCTTTTGTACATTGGACAGATTCGGTAAATGCATTGGACAGATTTGACCAATCGATAGATAAAGCATTTTTTAGCTTTTCCCCCATATTTCCAAATGCATACCAGCTTGTTTGATTCCAAGGATTTTCATTGTAATTTCCTTTGACGATCAAATCTTCCTCAACCATTTTTTGAAGTATTCTTTGTATCTTTTTTTCACTCCAGTATGGAAATAATTTTTTAAATCCTTTTGCAGAATTAAACGTCCAATATTTTCCATCATGATAGTTGTTCTCATTTGCTTCATTTTTGTTGATCCAAAAACAAAACATATCAAATACAACAGCAACTTCAATGCCGTATTTGTCGGCAATTGCTATTTCAAAACTGTGTTTCATTTCTTATCCTCAAAATAAAGACATCGTCTCTATTTTCTTTCTATTCCTTGTATTACTTTTAGGCAGAATCACAAGCTCATAAAGCCTTCCATCCACCTGATAAAAACGATATGCTGCACCCATGCAAGAAATGTTTTTTCTCTGTACAAGTGCAGCTGTTATTCCATATTCTTCAAACATATAAACTGCATCAGGAACTACCTGTAGAACCTTATATGATGCATTTTGAACCTGGATAACATCACCTGTATTAACATTAGTAGCTTCTTTCATTTGTTTCTCCCGTCTTGTATAATTATCCCTTTACCTACTCCTTTTCGCATAACTCAATGATTCAAGATTCTGCTTCTTCATTTTCCTTGTTGTACGAACATAGATTCTTGTGGTTTCTAAACTAGAATGTCCAAGAATGTCCGCAAGTTCTGTAATTGCATTTTCACCATTCTGCATCAAATACTGAATCGCAAACAAATGTCTAAATGCATGAGGATGTACTTTACCAAGCTTAATCCCTCTGCATTTACCAGCAATCATTTTTAAGTCTCTAGACAACACACGAGCATTTACAGGACTTTTCTTATCAGAAGATGTAAATATACACCCTTCTACAATTTTGTTGTCCTTGCAGTATTTAAGGAGCTCTCTTCGCAAGTCTGAACGTAGAATGATTCCTCTACCTTTTCCTTTGTTCATGACATACACATTATCATCCGTTACTGCTTCTACAGTGAAGAACTGTAATTCGCTCAAACGAATGCCCGTATACCCAAACACCTTCATGATCTCGTATAAGTCCATACGATTGATTTCACGGGCTTTTTTCAATAGTCTTTGAAATTCATTAGGCTCTAGAATATCATCCAAAGAATCGTCTTTCTGGACTCTTACGTTCTTCAATAAATTCTTTGAATAATATTTTTTAAGTTTCAAGAAATTGAAATCCTCATCCGAATCTATGATTTCTGCATATTTAATAAATTTATTTATTATCACAATATAGTTATTTACTGTACTGATTTTATAATCGTGCAGCAGTTTATCTTTAACACCAACTATATCGGACTTTTGTATTTCACCATCAGGCAATGAGTTAACAAACAAAGTAGCAACATGCTTGTATTTACGAATAGTATTCTTACTTTTTTCATCCGCTGTTTCTTCTTCAATAAACCCGTCAATTTTTGTTTGTAACTCATCCTTAGTCATATTACTTAACTACCTGGATGATTGTTGTAACCAAGATCTTAGTAGACAAGAACACACATACATTCAATGCAAGTAAAGCAATATTAATGAATGTACACGGAACGACATAATTTTTTGGCTTAGGTTTCTCATTAATGACAAGCTTGTCATCTAACTTATTGATCTCATACTTATCGAAATCGGGAATCACCCAAGTTTCCTTCTCTTTTTCTTTTGTCATTTTATATCTCCTTATATAATAGTGATTGGAGGTGAAAAGAAATGTCTGATTTAGCAATTCAAATCCACAAATTTGTCCTAGCAAACAAATATGGTGACGAAGATTTTAGCAACTTCGATGATGTAAAAGAAGCATTCCCAACTCATTCAGAAATGCAAATAAAGAAAGCACTTCATGAATTAGCAAATGCTGGTTACATAGATTCAGTCGCAAAAGCTGATGGATGTGATTACTACGTTTTCCATGTCTTAGGCTAAATCACTTACAAGCGGAGCTTTTATAAGCTCTGCTTTTTTCTCATTTCATTGGCTTGTCTCATCGAAAATGCCTTATTCATTTTTTCTTTTCTTTTCACTAAAATCCAATCCTTAGCCAATGCATCTTGTGGATTAATATACCAGCAGATCATTACATCCCCTGGAATATAACAACCATAACCATACTTCAATTCTTCAAACGGGACTAAATAACCATTAAATTGATTAATACGTGATTTCTTACGTACCATTCCCATTTTTCTTTTCTTTGCCAGCTTAGTGGCTTTAATAATATTCATTTTTTATTTCTCCTTTTAGAAACTGTGGTATAATAATCATGTGGTTAATTTGAGCAGGGCTCACTACCCTAGCACGCTTGGTCAAGCGTGCTTTTTATTTGTTCCTTCCAAATGTCATTAAGTGCACTTTTAGTCTCAGGGAAATACTCAACAAATATTGGAGTGGGGACCGCAAGAATCTTTCCTAGCATAGTGTCACGATATGATCCTTCAAACATTTCACCCTTTTTATTTTTTTTCTTGCGTAGATTATGTAAAATCTTTCTAGCCTGTGTATCTTTTACAGGTAAAACAAGCGTCACATCTCTAACAGTCACATATGCTTTCATTTTTCTTCGTTCTCCTTTCCTTCTGAGCCTTTTCTTTTGCTCTGAGTCAAAATACATGCGATAAAACCTCGATCATACTCGTTGATGTCATATCCCATCTTTTCGAGCGTATCCAAAGCTTCTTTAGTGACATTTTCCTCATCAGTCATTACATCCCTCCTTTTAAAATACTTATAATGTATGTTACACATACATTATAAGTATGCGTTGCATACTATGTCAACTTTAAATTATTCAAATAATTTGTTTTTTTGTATACTCGGCATACTTTTTAATGTATAATCACAGTGTAAGCAGTTAAGAGGTGAAAATCGTGGAAGAACATATAGGGTCGAGAATATATAAAATACGTAAACATTTTAATTTGAGTATGGAAAAATTCGGTAAACAAATAGGTATCTCAAAAGGTTCAATCAATAACATTGAAAAAGGAACTACCAATCCATCAAGCCAAACCATCAATTCTATATGTCGAGAATTCAACGTTGACTATGTATGGTTAACTGAAGGTATTGGAGACGATATGTTCATTTCTATACCTGATTCAAAAATAGATCAGCTAATCGAAGATTATGGATTAAAGCCAGAAGATAAATGGCTTGTGCGAGGATACCTTGAAGCACCGCCGGATATAAAGCAACAAGTTGCAGATTATTTGTGGTCAATTGTAAATAGAGAATTAGCTAAAAGAGAAAAAGAAAAGAGTAACAAGAAATAACTTGTTACTCTTTATTTTATAATTCTATTAGATCGTTTTAATCTTCTGAATCTTCATTTGATATTTTTACAGATGGAAACGCTATAACTATTTTGTAATCATCGTAAGTTGATGCATCGTCTAAGTCAACGTGGTTTGGACTTATATTAAATTGTTGCTTGTCTTTATAATCTAAATTGCTAATACGTTTACCTGTAGAGTCAATTAATTTTTTATCTTTATAGAATACACCTATAACCTCTATTTCTGATACTCCTTCAGGATATTCCTCCATGTCACTACAAATTGATCCAACTAATTCCTTATGTGTTTTGCCTTCGGGATTGGAGCCATAATTTTTCACATCGTCAATTCGAGTGTCTTTTAATTTGAAAAGATCATTTGATTTTTTACCTTTAGCTAAAGGTTCAGAAAATCCACCGGAGTTTTCAATATCTTCAATGCTAAATTTAACTTTAGCAGGTTTTTCACTAACTGAGGTTACGTACCAAGAAATATATGTATGATCTTTAGCTAATATATAACCAGTATACATTCCTTCTTCTTTAATGCTATATCCATCTTCATCTTGGCAATCAATAAATAACCCTTGGTAATTGTTTGCATCATATGAATTTGGGTTAATCACTTCTACTGAATAATATACATCACATATACCATCTCCTCTATCTTGAATATCATAGTAAGATTCTCCAATTTTCAATGATTGATTTTTAATGACATTATCTTTATTTTCTGTTGATGATGTATTGTTGTTTGAACATCCTATTAAACATATAACCATCATTAAAGATAATGCTAATGATAAGTACTTTTTCAT